TGGGAACTCGGATGTTTATGATAACACCATTGATGCCATTGTGGAATTTTTCTGGTTCCAATCGTCGATTGATAGGGGTACAGATTTTTATGTTGCCGTCATCAAAACACGGGTTACACCGGGACATGACTGCTACTACGCACCCTGGGATTGGGCAAGAGGAGCACAATGTAAGCTATGGGCAGACGAGTGGAGTGATTGGGGTGAACATCCCGTTCTAAGTGTAGAGGCCATGACCGATGTGGAGCGCGAACAGGGCGCCTTCCGCTGGGATTGGTCTGTTCCGTTTGAGTCATATGGCATTGATGCTTATGGACAAGTAACATTTCAGAACGCATATGGTATTGGCTCTGATTCCGAGGGCGCTGTGATGGCTCACGGAGAATATAAGATCGAGGAAGAGGGCACTGAGATGCAAGCTGCCGGTAACCTCCAAGTAAAGGGTTATCATTCGTCAGAATACTCAGTGCAGACTCAATACGAAGTCACTCTCTATGAGTGGGATGTGTTTGTTGATGGACGCGCTGATCTAATGGCGTGGGACATGTATCTAAACCTTGGAGCCAGAGAAACACAGTCAGCATATCATGAATACTTTTTGAGTGTTCAGGTAGAAGAAGGTATGCCCTTTATGATAGATCAGTTAAACTTTGTGGGAAACTTTGATACTGGCTGGTATGATCCCTTTCATCACGAACTTGGGGTGACCCTGAGTGATTTGGTGATCTCGCAACCATTCTTTATTCCTGCCGATGAGCCTGATGACGAAGAAGAACCAGTTGTCACAGACTCCGGAGAGCCTCCAGAAGTGGAAGACACAGGCTCGGAACACGAAGAAGATACAGATACCGGAGACTCGTTTGAGTTCACTGAAAACACAGGGAGTCCGAGTCCGAAGGATCCCGCGGGGTGTAACAGTGTGTTAAGAAGCCGCGGCAGCTTGTATGTTGTCTTTATGGCTGCACTAATGACACTTGGTCTCAGAAGGGAAGATTGAGAACAAGTTATCGCGATGTTGTTTTGGGTAGCAGTTTTGACGCAGTTCTATTCGCTTTTATTAACCATTACCCTATTTTTTTTGACCAACCTCAGCGGCCGTTTAGGTTTGATTACTTGACACCAGAAGCCGATCTAGATAGCCTGAAGCTACCCAGACAAAAAAATGTCTTAAGTACTTTTAAGGGCGACCAGTTTACTGGCATGCCAAAAGATTTGCTCTGGGAAAGAATGCTTTTTCTGCTTTCTTTAGATGGCTTGGCTCCACTAGCAGGTCTTTGCACAAACATACGACATTATGTCAACTCTTTTCAGTGTTTTAACGAATATTCTAAAATTTGTGATGTTTATTTTGATAAATTACACGACTTTACACAAAAGCCAAAGAACAAAAAATACGTTTGTTACGATTGGATAGCTTTTAATAGTGGCGGGAAACATGAAATTGATTTTATTGAAACAGAAGATAAGTTTGTTAAAGAAATATGGTTTTATTCTTCCGATAGAATATGCGGCAACACCAAAGTAAAGGATGCATGTGCAGTTTCTTTTATTGATGATGATGAGCTTGAAGAGTTTGGCCTTTCTGAAACAATGGCACGCTTTAAAGTTGTTAAAGAAATGGAAGGCAGGGGAATGCGAGGCCTGCTTAATGGCTATGACCACAATGGACGCCCAAAACACTACAAGTTCAAAACTTCAACAATCAACAGAACTAAACAACTCTTTGCGCCGACCTCGTGTGTGGACCAGCACGACATAGAACTTGAGATTCCGAGTCAAAAAGAAATGATTTCTCAAATTTCTGAAAAATCAAGATTATATAAAAAATATTTAAAACACCTATGAGCAAACACATACACATGGCAGGGATCATACCCCTTGCGAATTTTGAGGACACATTTGACGTCAAGTATCCGTGGTGTTTGTTGCCGATAGATCAAGGATTTTCTATGATACAGAAGTCGATATTTGAGTGCGCCATCGCTGGCTGCCAGACTATTTGGATTGTGGCCAACGATGACATGGCCCCAATTATTAGGAAGACAATTGGAGAATGGACTTATGATCCGGTGTATTATTATCGCAAAGAAAAATTCTATAAAGATAAAAGAAAAGAAATTCCAATTTATTATGTCCCTGTCCACCCGAAAGACAGAGATCGTCGTGATTCATATGGCTGGTCAGCCCTCTATGGCATGCACTCTGCATGGTATGTCGCATCAAGATTGTCAAAGTGGGTAGTGCCAGAAAAATACTATGTCTCCTTCCCTCATTCTGCTTTCAACATATACTCGTTGCGTTCAATGAGGTCCGATATCATGCATCATGAAAATAACTTCTTTTTGTCCCACGAGGGACAGACAGTGAAAGATAACAAATACTTACCATTCACCATGTTTGGTGAGGACTTCAAGCAATGCAGAAGGCATGTGAATTCTGAGACAACAAAAACTTATTATAATACTAAAGATCACGAAAAATATCCATCCAAAAAATTACCAATTAATGAAAGGTGGTCAGCAAGAAGTTTTGATATAAAGACTGTCTTTTCACAAGTTGACGAAGCCAACTCAAAAATTCATGAATTAGACTGGTTTTGGGATACCGGCGATTGGGATGGATACAGGCAATTTATGGCGAGTGACAATTTTATACAAAGACCTTCAGATAACTTGACAGCACCGCACAAGCACGCTATACTATGTAATACTCAGGAGGTATTAAAATGAATCGAAAAGATTCCAACATTAAATTCGTAGGGCTCCACGCCCATTCAGTAGCCGGCTCAATTTTTGATGCTATCGGCTTTCCACAAGATCATATGGATTTCGCTTATCAAAACGGTTCAGATGCTTTAGCTCTCACCGACCATGGTAATATGAATGGTTTAGCATATCAGGTTTTGCATGCCAAGAAGATGCAGTCAGAAGGCAAAGAGTTTAAGCCTATCTTTGGGTGTGAGGCTTACTTCACGCCGTCTATCGCTGAATGGCGCGAGGCTTATGAGCAGGCCATGGTCGATAAGAAGCGCGCCAAGAGCATTAAGAAAGATGCCCAATCAGGTGCAACAGTTGAGGACGAAGGCAACAGCAAGAAGACTCAAGACATCCTACGCCGGCGGCGCCATCTGGTTCTGTTAGCACAGAATCAGACGGGTCTCAACAATCTGTTCAAGCTTATCTCAGAGTCTTATCAGCCTGAAAACTTTTACCGATACCCGCGTATTGATTACGCTCTCTTGAAGAAGTATAATGAGGGTATTATCGCTGCGTCAGCGTGCCTAGGCGGCGTTTATGCTGGCAACTACTGGGAGAACCGGGCCGAGGGCGAAGAGGCTGTCCTAGGGGCGATGAGAGAGACTACTGAAAACATGGTAGATATTTTTGGTGACCGCTGGTACGCTGAGATTCAATGGAACAACATTAAAGAGCAACATGAATTGAATCAGTACGTTATCCAGACGGCACAAGAGAAAGGCGTTGGGTTGATCACCACCGCAGACAGCCACTACCCCGGCCCCGATGCTTGGAAAGATAGGGAACTCTACAAGCGTTTGGGTTGGCTTGGCAAAGGGAAGCCGAAGTGGGCAGAAGATTCAGATTCGTTTCTTCCCGATGACGTCACGGAAATAGGTTATGAGCTGTATCCCAAGAACGGTGATCAAATCTGGGAAAGCTACAAAGAGTATTCAGAATCTACAGGGTTTGAATATGATGATAATGTAGTCTTGAAAAGTATTGAAGAGACACATAGAATTGCCCATGAAAGAATTGAGTCGTTTCTTCCTGACAATACGGTACGCCTTCCCGAATTCGTTGTGCCTGCTGGCTTTACAGCTACGCAAGCTTTGGTTAACTACGCGCTAGAAGGTCTTAAGACTTATGGATTGCACACCAACAAGGAATATACTGATCGCCTACGCACAGAATTAAACGTTATCGATGACCGTGGCTTTTCCAAATACTTTCTTACTATGAAAGCCATTGTGGATGTCACGAATGACATGATGTTGGCCGGCCCGGGCCGCGGCTCTGCTGCAGGCTCCTTGGTGGCCTATGCGCTTGGGATCACACAGATTGACCCAATTAAGCACGGTCTTCTGTTCTCTCGCTTCTTGCGTTCTGACGCCACCGATTATCCTGACATCGACTATGATGTATCAGACCCGATGGTCCTAAAGGAACGCTTGGTTGAGATGTGGGGAGAGAATGTGGTCGCACCTATCTCCAATTGGAATACTTTGCAACTTCGTTCGCTCGTTAAGGACATCTCAAAATTGTATGACATCCCCTTTACAGAAGTAAACAACGTTACGAATATTATGATTAAAGAGGCGACACCTCTTGCTAAGCAAAAGCACGGCATCAAAGCCGGTATCTACGCTCCAACTTGGCAGGAAGTCATGGAGTTCTCTCCTTCGCTGCAAAACTTTTTAAATACATATCCGGCGGTAAGATCTCACGTTCAGGGTCTTGTTGGTCAAGTTCGGTCGTGTTCACGACATGCCGGCGGCGTTGTGATTGCAGAAGACTTAGACAAGAGCATGCCCCTTATTAATTCAGGCGGAGTGAGACAAACGCCGTGGTCAGAAGGTCAAAACGTGCGACACTTGGAACCAATGGGTTTCATTAAGTTTGATTTGTTAGGCTTGGCGACTCTTAAGATGATGGAGGTTTGTATTCAACATATTCTTCGTCGTCATTATGGAGTAGAAGAACCTACCTTTACACAGGTACGAGATTACTATAATAAATATTTGCATCCTGACATCATCGATCTTGAAGACCAGAATGTGTACGAGAATATTTTTCATGCCGGCAAGTGGGCTGGGGTGTTCCAATTCACTGAAAGCGGTGCTCAAGGATTCTGTACGAGGGTTAAGCCTCGCAATATTATTGATGTGTCAGCGGTTACTTCCATCTTCCGTCCTGGCCCATTGTCCGCTGGCGTTGACGCTGACTATGTGGAGGCCAAGAGTCACCCGCACTATATCAAGTACCTTTCTGACGAAGCTCGCGAGATCACTGAAGAGACCTTTGGATTCCTGATCTTTCAAGAGCAAATCGCCCTGCTTGCCCACAAGCTTGGTGGCTTGACGCTCGATGAGGGCAACATGCTTCGCAAGGTGCTAACAAAGAAGGGAACAGGAAAAGGTTCTGTTAAAGGTAAGCTGCATGATAAGTTTATTAAGGGATGTGTAGCTAAAGATATTGACCGAGACGAGGCCCAAGCGCTTTGGGACAAGTTTGAGTACTTCTCCGGATACGGATTCAACAAGTCTCATGCTGTGTCTTACAGCGTAATCTCTTATCAGTGTGCATGGCTTTTGAACTACTACGAAGCCGAGTGGACCGCCGCCTTCTTGGACAAGGAACCAGAAACAAGAAAAGAAAAAGCAATTAATATTGCCAAGTCACTTGGCTACAATATTGCACCGGTTGACCTTAACAAGTCGGGCCGTGTTTGGGAGATAGCAGAGGACAACAAGACCCTCATCCAGCCGCTCACCTCCATTAAAGGCTTCGGTGATTCTGCTCTTGAACAAATATTGGACCATCGGCCTTTCTATGATATTGAAGATCTGCTATTTCGTGAAGAAATAACATATTCCAAACTTAACAAGAAAGCACTAGATGCCTTGTGTCGCGCCGGCGCTATGGACGGATTGGTCGATGACCGCTTTACAGGTCGTAAACACTTTTGGTCTGCAGCGGTCGTTGACCGGCCGAAGAACAAGAAGAAGTTTAATGAAAACATTGACGCTTACCGCAAGGAAGGCGACTTTACAGAGGAGGAGATTATTCATTTTAAAACAGAGTTGACTGGCGTGTTCCCAATGAACCTAGTCATTAGTACCGATACTATCAACAGACTCCGTGAGAAGTACATTCCGCCAATATCAGAATTTGATCCCGACTTGTGTGTTTGCTGGTTTATTCCTCGTAAGATCGTCGCCAAGAAAACCAAGAATGGCAAGAACTATTGGATTGTTGAAGTTATTGATTCTAACAACGAAACTGAAAAAATTAGATGCTGGGGAGTGCGTCCGGAGAAAGACAAGATATTTATTAATAGGCCGTACATGGCCAAGCTTAAATACGATGAGCAATGGGGGTTCTCCACCTACGCTCTTTGGAAGACATTTAAACTATTAGGATAATTATGTTATGAACCTTATAAAAACATTCAGCCCAATGCTAAAGGAACCCAAACTAATTGATGATCTGCCGATCATTATAAGGGTTAGCAAATTTGATGAGTCATCTGCGAAGAGTTTTTCTGCACTGATAAGAAAAGCACAGAATACTGGGCAACCCATCGTGCCAGTTATCATTGACAGTTATGGGGGTCAGGTTTACAGCCTAATGTCCATGATTTCCGATATCAAGCATTCAAAAATTCCTGTAGCTACGATAGTACAAGGCAAGGCTATGTCTTGCGGTGCGATACTCTTCAGTTTCGGCGCCGAGGGACATAGATATATGGATCCTGATGCTACTGTGATGATTCATGATGTAAGTTCAATGGGTTGGGGCAAGGTTGAAGAGATCAAGGCATCTGCCGAAGAAACTGATCGCTTAAATCAAAAAATATACACCATGATGGCAGAAAATTGTGGCCACCACAAAGACTATTTTCTTGATATCGTTCACGATAAGGGTCATGCCGATTGGTTTTTAGAAGCAGACGAGTGTAAGAAGCACAAACTAGCCAATAAATTGCACGTACCAGAAATGAGAATAACCACAGAAATAAAATTTAATTTCAAATAGGTCGTCACCCCTGACTAATTAAGTTATCGGGGGATATAGCGTGCGCGCATCGAATCTATTAAGATGGAAAAGAACTTTAAATGAGTTAAAGTTTAAACATAGCGAACTTGAGTTTATTGAAGATATAAATTCTTCACATGCTCAAGAATTTCAAATGTACCTTGAAGATTTTTGTGAACAAAAGCAGGTTGATCTTGCTGATTTAAATAGAAACTTATTGGCAGCGCAAACAATCAAGATAGAAGAGCACGAAAACGCTGAGGTTCTGCAACTACCTGAAAGCGAGATTGACGACGACGGAGCCTTGGTTTTATATCACAATACACCAGAGCCTGTATCCGCAGACGAAGTGATAGAGAAAGACGGCCGTGAATTATATGAGTCTTTTGCAAAATTGTTTAAAAAGATTGCCCTGTATTTACACCCTGACCGGTCACAAGGATTGACTGACGACGAAAAAGCCGAGAGGCTTGAGTTGTTTAAAGAAGCCCAAGCGGCATTAAAAGAAGAACGTTACTATTTTCTTCTTGAACTTTCTGACAGGTTTGGTGTGAGAACACCGAAGAATTACAAACAACAAAACAGATGGATGAAGATTAAAATTCAAGAATTGGATTCTAGTATACAACAGGAAAAGATGACCTACAATTACAAATACGCGGAATGTGAAACTGAAGATGAAAAGCAAAAACTGATGAAAAATTTTATATACCAAGTTTTTAAAGTTCACGTCGAATAAGTACTTGACAGTCAAGCCCTCCCTTGCTATATTAATAGAGTAAACAAGGAGGCTATAATGGCTACAACACAAGACCAAAAGAAACAATACGTCAAGGAGTACATTCGCTCACTGGCGGCTATTGAAGAATGCATCGAACCTTACCAGGAACAAAAGCGCGAACTGCGTTCTGAGTTCCGAGAGAACGGGTGGCTCAACACGGATGAGATTCGTGCAGCAGTAAAGGCATATCGCCTTTTTAAACAAAAGATTGATATTGAAGAAATTGTAGATAATTTCACATTAATCTCTGGTGTCGGGGAAGAGCAATGATGGCCGCAGCATTATTTGAGCACCACACATTGACTAACTTTCTTACCAATAATCAACATAATAATTGGGTTGGAACACCTATTGAGAAATATGTTGGCCTAAGCACCAAGAACAAGGGTGTATATGGCGAAATGGCGGTAGAGCTACATATGAGTAACGAAGGTTGCACTGTTCGGCTGCCCGAAAACCCGGGCCATGATAGAATATTTGATGACATCAAAACGGAAATCAAATTTAGTGTCGCCAATTCTCCAAAAGAGAATCGCAATGGGCCATACAAAGGCAGAAAGATGATTAATCCCGATCAATTCACTTTCAACCATATAGCAGAAAAAAAAGATTGGGCGCGATTAATTTTTTGTGGGGTCAATCCATCTTTGGATAACCCTAATGTATTATGGCCTCACCCCAGCGCCCAGCCCCCCGAACTAAGAATGTTCTGGATGCATAAGGCGGACTTTGTTCGCTACATGGCCGGCCCCAATAGAGAATCTAGATTATTTTCTCGTCAGCAGGGCGGCGAAGGGGGCTACAATGATGACTATATGTTGGCAGGATCTAGTAAGTTTCAAAAGCTCATCAATTTGCCTTTCGTAAAGCCAATTGAGGAGTGGTCTGAGTGAAGTGGAATCAAGTTAATCTGCTTGACTGTATTGACGGTCTTGCACGAATTGAATCTGACTCTGTTGATTGTCTGATTGTTGATCCGCCGTATAATATCGGCAAAGACTTCGGCAACAATAAGACTAGCAGAGAGATACAGGACTATGTGTCGTGGTGTAAGGACTGGTTAACTGAATGTGAAAGGGTTCTAGCTCCATCAGGAACGATGTATATCTACGGGTTCAGCGAGATTCTGGCATTTCTTTCTGTTGAGTTGACTTTGCCTTATCGCTGGCTTGTGTGGCACTATACTAACAAGACAGTACCTTCGTTAAACTTTTGGCAACGCAGCCATGAATCCATTTTATGTGTCTGGAAGAATAAAGAGAACAGAATATTCAATAGAGACGATGTTAGAGAGCCGTACACAGAAAATTTTGTGAAAGGTTACTCAGATGGCAAACGAAAAAGGCCGCCCGGTACCGGCCGCTTTAACACCAAAGGCAAAGATATTGAAACTACATATAAGGTTAACGATAAGGGTGCTTTGCCGCGTGATGTTATTAAAGTTTCGTCACTCGCAGGGGGTAGTGGCGTTTCTGAGCGTTATGTGTACTCCCCATCGATGCAAAAGCTGTATACAAACAAGCAAGCTAAGAAGATGAATTTTGCAGATGGTATTAAACACCCCACCCAGAAGCCTCTGAAGTTGACACAGAAGCTCTTGGACGCTTGTATAAACAAAGATAACTCTACTGTTGTTATTCCCTTCTCTGGGACTGGGAGCGAGGGGTATGTATGTCAACAAAAACAACTAAAATGGATAGCGTTTGACGTCAATCAAGATTATGTTAATATGGGTAATTTATTGACTAAAGATGGCTTTCCAATCAACAATAAGGATAACAAATGAATAAAACAACACAATTAACCATGTTCAGTTCCAAGACAGGAAACTGGGCAACCCCACAAGAATTTTTTGATAAGCTAAATTGGCGCTTTGGCCCATTTGATTTAGATCCATGCGCAGATCCTAGCAATACCAAGTGCGCAAACTTTTTTACGGAGGCTGAGGATGGCCTTTCAAAAAGTTGGGAGGGGTTTACTTGCTTTATTAACCCGCCATATGGCCGCGGGATTGAGAGCTGGATCAAGAAGGCTTACGAAGAAACTCGCAGTGAGGGTACCCGAGTAGTCATGCTGATTCCAGCCCGCACCGATACAAAGTATTGGCACCAATATGTCATGAAAGCCGACGAAGTATACTTTGTCAAAGGGCGCCTTAAGTTTGGAGATTCCGCCAACTCCGCACCATTCCCATCAGCAGTAGTTGTATTTGATGGTGCCTACAGGCAACAGATATTCGGAGCTATGAACCGATGAACCGCAAACAGCGCCGCGCGATGAACAAGTATATGGGAAAAGAAACCACCGAAAACCTCGCGCAAAAAATTTCCCAGTTTGGAAAGCTGCCGCGGCAGTGTGGTGCTTGTCAGAAAGAATTTGACAAGAAAGATAAAGATATGGTACAATCATGGTCAGTCGTTGTTAAACAAGAAGTTGTAAGACTATTTTGCCCTGACTGTATTAAAAAGACCAAGGAGGCTTTAAGCAATGTCAAACATAAAGAGGATTGATAGAAAAAGTTTAGAAATGATAATGGACGGTGAAATTTTAAAGGAACATTCGGTAGTCATTAAATTTTATGGTACCCACTGCCATATGTGTCACTCGTTGGCGCCAGTCTACCGGGACATATCTGAAGAACATGAAGATATCCTGTTCTATGCATATAACATGGAGCATGGCGGCGATGAACTTGAGGCAAAATATGGGTTTGAGGGCGTGCCAACTATCTGCCATGTTAGAACTGGTGGCGTGAATACACGCATAAAGTTCGTTCCTGATCCAAAACCACCAAATGAAGATATGTGGTATCATGAGAAACAATTAAGAAAATTTATCGAGCAATACAAATAGGAGAAAATATGTCGCTAAAGAATTTAGAAGCTGCCTTGCTTCAGTTAAAAGGTAAAGCTACCGAGCATTACGGAGCAATTGAAATTTTGATAAACAACCCCACAGCAATTTCAGATCATACTGAATATGTGGCAGAGATAATTAGGCATGCCAAGGGCCTTTCAGAATGTGAAGAGGCATATGGCTCCTTGCAGACACACTTTGTTCCGCGGCCAACCCCGGCACCGGCCCCCACACCAGCGCCAAGCGAGAGCCGTCCAGTGAGTGAGGATGAGTTTGCTACTGTCACGGCTGAAAACTCGCCTACTATGAAGCGCGCTCTTAAGCGCACCACCTCACGTAAAAAGAGAGAGGCGAAGAAAGATGAGAAATAGTGAACAAAACAGCGCAGCACTAACTTATGACGATGTGCTGTTGCAGCCACAATATTCGGAAATTCGTTCGCGAAAGGATATTGATATAGGCAGCAACTTGGGAAATGGCGTTTCGCTGACCTTGCCAATCTTTTCCTCACCAATGGACACAATTACCGGCGGCCGCATGGCAGCTGCAATTAGTATACACGGTGGGGCCGGTATCGTCCACCGTTACAACACCATTGAAGAACAAGTTTTGGAAGTTGTAAATGCATATGAATTCGCCGGCAACAATGTACCTTGTATCGGTGCAGCGATAGGCATTTCAGGCGACTTTCTTGAGCGAGCAACCGCTTTGATTAGTGCCGGCGTTGACTTTCTATGTATTGATGTGGCCCACGGCCATCATATTTTGATGAAAGAGGCTCTTGAGAGCGTACGCAGCTTAACTAGTGATTTTCATATTATGGCTGGAAATGTTGCGACTTTGGAAGGGGTCAATGATCTATCTGACTGGGGTGCCAACTCTGTTCGATGTAATATTGGCGGCGGTTCTATCTGCTCAACAAGAGTCCAAACAGGCCATGGCCTTCCAGGCTTGCAGACTATTTTTGAGTGTTCTAAAACTGATCGCGATGTTGCTATCATTGCTGACGGTGGGATCCGTAACTCCGGAGACATTGTTAAGGCGCTTGCTGCCGGCGCTGACGCTGTTATGTGTGGTAGCCTGCTGGCAGGAACCACTGAGACACCAGGAAATGTGTTTGAGGGAGAGAACGGAATTAAGTTTAAGTCTTACCGAGGCATGGCTTCCAAAGAAGCTCAAATGAGCTGGAGAGGCAAGTACTCATCGTTTGAAGGAGTGTCAAGCCAAGTTCCTTATCGTGGAAAAGTCGCGAATATTCTACAAGATGTTGAACGGGGACTGCGAAGTGGCTTCTCATACTCAGGTGCTTATAGCCTAAAAGAGCTACAGTCTAAAGCAATTTTTGTTAGACAGACTGCGGCTGGTTTAGGAGAAAGCAGGACACATATCAATACTAGGAAGTGGTGATGAGCAAAAATTTTACTGACTATGGCAATGACGTAAAAAGAATAGTTTTTAAGGTCACCGATCATGAGCACGCAAAATTAATTGTAAGATTGAGGCACAATGCTCTCACCCAGTCAGAATTTTTTAAAGCCGTCATTGATGCTGTAAACCATGACGACGAATTAATCCTCTCATTTATACAGCAACATATATCAGAGAAGAAAAAAATGAATAAAGAAAGAATTGTTAAAACAAACAAAATGATTGATAAAGGCAAGCAAATCATTAAGGATTTCTCTCTCTCAGATGATGAAGTGGAAGATGTATTTGATTTAATTGCCGAGGAGTTCCCTGAGTTATGAGAACAGATGGTTTAAAATTGTGCTCCAAAGCGTGCATGAAGAAGAAGTCGTCGTGCAAGAAACAAGATTGCCGTCACTTTATTGATTACCCCGAAGAATTCAATTGTGTTCTGATAACCGTGTTTAAAAACGGCAACTTAACCCTTCGCGAGACTGCTGCACGTTTGGGCATTTCTTTTGCGCGCGTTAAACAAATAGAAAAGAAAGCACTTTACAAGTTAAAGAAAAGTGATCTTGCTGATTGACGAACATTTTGTGTCTTTTATCAATAATGACTACTATTTAACAATGAGTTTAATTTAAGGAGAATTTACAATGGCTCGCAAGACACTTTTAACCGAGGCTGAAATTCGCAGCTTCATGAAGCTCGCTGATTTAGGCCCCATCGGGTCCGCGAGATTAAACGAATGGACTCCCACCATCGAGGAGGAAGAAGAACTTCCACCTGAAGAAGAGGAAGACGCCGCCGGCCCCGACGACCTTGAGGTCGGAGGTGCTGATATGGACGACATGGCCGCCGATATGGGTGACATGGCTGCCGATATGGGCGACATGGACACTGACATGGGTGATATGGACGCTGACATGGGCGACATGGGCGACATGGGTGCTGAGATGGGTGGAGATAAAGAAGATCAATTCATGGATCTTGTACAAAAGCTTGCTGACCTAGTAGGCATTGATGTTGAGATGGACGACGGCCCCGCGGAGCCTGAAGCCGGCATGGATGATATGGAGATGGATGACGATGTGGATTCCCCGGCAGGAGGTGATGACTTGGGAGATGAAGCCGCACCAGATGCTGCTGATGATATGGCCATGGACGATGCAGGCGAGGATGAGCCTGGAGCTAGATACATGGAAAACAACACAGACGATATTGTTAATGAAGTATCTCGTCGTGTAGCAGCACGCTTGCAAGGTGAAAACAAGAAGCAAGAAATGGTCGACCAACTTGCTGAACGTATTTTTACTCGCCTTACTAACAAGTAAAGCTTGACAAACAATTGTTTGTTTGCTATAATAACCATCGTAACCCGGTGGTTATTTTTTTGGGATTTTTATGAGCTTTGAGCAGTATGCGCTTTATTTTTTGACATTTATCTTTGGATATGTTACCTGCCAAACTTTTTATTTTGTTAAATCTACTAGAATTTCTGTAAGATTATTAAAAGTTTTACACATTGTAGGTCTATCAATACTTATAAAATGCGTTGAAGAGCATAGCTATGCCGGCACCCAGAAACTTGGCGCGTTGCTCAAATGTGGCGTTACCCCTGAAGATGATGTTTATAAAAAGATTGAGAAGCTTCATGAAGAAGAGATGCAACTATTTAAGAATAGGAGCATTGCAGTAATAATTGCAATGCATCCTGATTACTTCAAACCAGTGCTGGAGTTTGAAGATTGGGAAACAGCAATGGCTTTTTTAAATTCAAATAAAAAAATTGCCCAAACATTTTTATCATAGGGGGTATTTAAATGTTAAACAAGATAATAAAGAAAATTCAAGAAAAAATAAGTGAGGGCGCGGAGTCAGAAAATATGGGAGATAGAATAATTTTACTAGATCCTGATGCTTTAGCCGGCGCCTCGACATCGCCAATGGAATTAGATTTAAGGGTTATTGGACTCTTTTCCGATGTTGAGCAAGAAAAGATTGCAGAAATATGCCAATCACTAATTTATATGAATGAGTCTAACAAAATTCAAAAGAAAGAAGAAGATAAAAAATCTATTGAGTTTTATATATCTACGTATGGCGGTTCCGCAGACGATATGTTCGCCCTCTATGACTTGATGAATGTGGTCAAAGAAGACACAGAAATACATACAATAGGTTTAGGCAAAGTTATGTCGGCCGGAGTATTACTTTTAGCGGCTGGTTCCAAGGGCAAACGTAAGATTGGCAAAAACTGCAGAGTTATGATTCACAATGTGATGGGTGGCACTGCTGGCTCTTTGCCAAATTTAACAAATGAATTAGAGGCAATCCAACAACTGCAAGATGACTACGTTTCGGCTCTTGTTGACAACACCAAACTCTCTAGAAAAAGATTAACTAAGATGTTAAATGAAAAAGTTAACATCTATCTTTCGGCTGAAGAAGCAGTTGAACACGGAATTGCAGATATTATTATATAAAATACTTGACAAATTTTAAGTATTGAGATATAATTATGGTATAACTTGAGGTATTAATGAGTAGAGCATATGATAACAAAACTTCTTTGCAAGAAAAGATTCTTAATGGGGTTAACACGCTAGCAGATAATGTAGCGTCGACTCTCGGCCCGCGCGGCCGCAATGTAATCTTGCAAGAACAGGGTAAAGCACCCTTTATCACTAAAGATGGAGTAACAGTAGCGCACTTTGTAACATTTGATGACCCCTTTGAAAATGCGGGCTGTCAGATTATCAAACAAGCTGCCATTGAGACGAACAACACAGCAGGTGATGGCACCACCACGGCTACCGTATTAGCGCGCGCGATCCTTAATGAGTCGCAGAAGTATATTGCTTCAGGTGTTTCCCCAATTGAATTAAAGAGAGGTATTGATGCTACAGTTCAAGAGATTAGCCAAAATTTGGAGTCTATGGCCGCTCCGGTTACGAGTGCAGAGGACATCGCTCACATTGCTACGATTTCTGCCAATAACGACCCCAGTATTGGAAGTATTGTTACTATTGCTATTGATAGGGTGGGCGAAGATGGCTCTATAACTATTGAAGAGTCTCGTTCGATGCAGACATCAATTGACGTTACAGAAGGGTTTAAGTTTCAATCTGGATATTGTGCTTCTGCCTTTATCACTGATGACCGACGAAGCACAATGGGGTATGAAGAACCTTTGATCTTGGTTACTGATTATAAAGTTTCACAAGTTGAGCCGATCCTACCACTATTGGAAATGGTTGCTCGCGAGGGGCGCCCTCTCATCATCGTAGCCGAAGACATCGAGGGTCAAGCTCTGGCTGCCATGATCATGAATGCGATGCGCGGTACCTTAAAAATTGCTGCTATTAAAGCCCCATTCTACGGTGAACAGCGCCGACACTTGCTGGATGATCTGGCTTTATCTGTGGGTGCTACATTTATCACAAGAGAGAGTGGTACAAAATTATCCGACGTAAAGCTTTCAGATCTGGGTTCTGCTCGGGCTATAGAAAGTAACAAATATTCTACAACGATTGTAGGAGGAAAGTGTGATTTCAATGAGATTGATAAGCGCATTGAGTCTATCAAACAACAGGTAAAAGATACCAGTTCGTTAGGAGATGCAGAAGTTTTACAAGGTCGCGTAGTTAGACTATCATCGGGAGTCGCTATCATTTCTGTAGGCGGCTCTACTGAAGTTGAGATGATCGAACGGAAACACAGAATTGAAGATGCTCTAGAGGCAGTCAGGTCTGCACAGGAAAGCGGAATTGTTGGCGGTGGCGGCACAGCTTTACTTCTGGCTTGCAAAAATGTTGAGATTGTAACAAACCACGATGATCAAAATTTGGGTATGCTTATAATTACAGAAGCATGCAAAGCTCCCTTTAGGCAAATGGCTATGAATGCAGGAGAATCGCCTGATGTTTTGATTAACACAGTGATTAACGCTGAAGATGGCATGGGTTGGGATTTTAGAAATAACAAATTAACAAATATGTTTGAAAATGGTATCATTGACCCTGTTAAAGTTACAACCACGGCGCTTCAAAACGCTGCTAGTTGTGCCGGCACACTGATTACAACTGGTTATGCGATCATACAGACGGAGGACAAATAATGAATCAAGGGGATCTAGTACACATTCCACAGGATGTTGAACTGTGGTGCGAAACGGACAGAGGAATGAGATTACGAATGACTGAAAGGCCAATTACTGGCGTTTATTTAAGCACGTTGAGTCAATATATTTATCGTGTTTATGCTAATAATGGCAAATGGAATGTAAAGATAAGGGATGTATACCCAATGGTGACTGATGTTAGTTAGGTTAACAGAAGTTTGCGGCACTGGCGCTGTTACGAACAACGCGAAATATTCATTACGCGAAGTCTTTATTAACCCTGAACATGTGGTCATGGTCAGGGAAGAGCATCGCCTTCGGACAATAAATGAACAAGGACTAATCAGCGAGGAGTTGGACATTAATCACAGATTTTCCAAGCTGATTATTGATAAAGGAAACACAGGCACCGAGATTGTAGTTATTGGCTCGCCTGAACTTATTGAACAAACACTGCACACTAAAAAACAAATTTTAAGAGGATAAAATGAAAAAAATAAAACTTCAATATACAATTGATGAAAACGAACTTGCACCGGAAACAGCAAGAATTCTTGGTAAGTCCATATCTAGACTCACTTCCATTGTCGCAAGCGTACCAGATATGGGTTCGTTGATGACTGTTAACACCATTAATGAGATTAGTGGCTTAAGGCAAGAACTAGCGAGTATTGATGTGATGCTTGATGATGTTCACGCAATAATTGATGGCTACGTCCAGTACCAACAAGAGCAACATCAACTGAGGCAATCTGCTACACCAGAGGAATTAGCTGCGCAGCAGGTGCCAGATGTTTCTAGTTTTGATCCTTCCACGTTGACGCCCGAGCAAGCACAAGATTTACTTGCGCGCTTTGCAAATCTTGAAGGTGACGTTGCTAGCGAACCAGAAATACAAAATATTATGCCGCCTTTAAAAACGCAGAAACAAGTGGAACAACACCAAGGTACTGAAGGCACGGAAATTGATGTTGACAGGATTAAGACTGTAAGTCAACAGATCCAGGAGTTGACGTCACAACAAGACCCAGCTAAAATGACCCCGGAGTATGCTCACCGGATGCTTTCCGAAATTAATGATATTGATCTTACTGATGTCCGCAATCTTGGCACAAAGCTTGAAAGCTTAAAGAACAAACTTCAAGAAAATGAATTCCCCGATTAAAGATTTAAGATTTTCTCCTAAATCTCTGTCTTTGCTGAAAGAGATAATTCCTATTGATTCAAAAGTCGATACTTATCTTTTATATGGCGGAAATACTGAGATAAATCTAGGTGTATCTGGCCGGCATGTCCTCAGTCATACTACTAGCTATGTTATTTACGATTTTTGGAGAAGCATGTTTGATTCGCCCGAAACTATTGTTAATGCTGTTAATCATTTTTGGCCCATTGATGATGAAAAGCTTTTTGATGTGTATCAAACTAGGTTTCGTTCGTTTTCTGATCATTTAGTTAGAGCTGCAATGTTTTTTATCTTAAACAGATGTTCTTCGGAGGGTATGATTCAATCTGGAATACTTGACAGTAAAAACTTTAACCCATTAGCTATAAACTACATCAAGAGATTTAAAAAAACTAATTTTGACGTTGCTTGGAACGGTGATATTGATTTTGTTGATACGGTGACTCAAGATACTGATGCTGACTACATTTACATCCCAGCAGGTCGTTTTAGCTATAACTTTTTAGATGATGGCATCAATAAAGGCTTTGAAGAAACACGTGTTCACCACGCTAATTTATGCGAGAAGTTAAAAACATTTGACAAAAAAGTAATTTTAGATTATGTTTACCACCCACGAATCATTAAAATGTATCAACACTTTCCAACAACAATTTTATTAGACCAATACGGCAGAATCACAAGTCGTGAAGATTCAGCGAAGGAGGTTATACTTGCCAACTATTGAATTAGCTAAAACTTTTGCACTTTTTGCGACAGCGCAGGCCTGTGTTTGGTTTCAGTGTTACTCACATTACATCTGGACTTGGTGGGAGGGCAAGCCATTTCATGCTGCTATAATTTTTGGAATCCCTGCCAGTGTTATGTTCTGGTATGGAACGAAGATCGCGGTTGATGCAACGAACGCAGCTTGGACAGCCAGAATGCTTGGCTTTGGCGCTTCTTACTTTACTTTCCCTGTGTTGACATGGTGGCTGTTGAACGAGACGATGTTTACAACAAAAACAATGTTATGCATTTTATTGTCGTTTTTGATCGTAGGGATACAATTATTTTGGAGATAAAATGAATAGAAGAATCGTAGAAAAGCCCTGGGGCTTTGAGCACATATGGGCTGAAACCGAAGACTATGTGGCAAAAATGTTGCATATCGAGCCAAAGCAACGGCTGTCGCTTCAGTACCACGAAAAGAAAGAAGAGACAGTATATGTTCTGGAGGGAACTTTGTTAAACTGGACGGATGATGACGAAAACCCTCCGCAAAAGTATAACGTCAACCAAGTCCTGCACATTAAGCCGAACCAAGTTCACAGGTTTGGTGCCGGTAAAGAATATGTTAGGTTAATGGAAGTATCGACGCCGCATCTTAGTGATGTTGTTAGGCTCGCGGATGACTACGAGCGATGAGTGATATTTACCTCTTTGACGTTGACGGCACTTTGACCGTAGCCAAGCAAAAAATTGATCCTGCATTCCAGAGACAATTCCTTAAATGGATGATAGACAAAGAAGTTTATATTGTTTCTGGTGGTACTTTTGAGAGAATATTGGGCCAAGTTGGTATGGATGTTGTTGATAGAACATCTGGTGTTTTTGCATGCATGGGGAATACATTTCTACAAAAACCTGAACCCGTTAACAGCACTGGCTTTAACGAGTGGCGTTTGGTTTATGAAAATAAGTTTGTTTCTCCAAAGAACCTTAATAGAAGACTGGATTCAATTGTAACTAAATCAGAGTTTCCAATAAAGACCGGCCGCCATCACGAAGAGCGTGTTGGTATGATCAATTTTTCTATTGTTGGTCGTAACGCGAACCAAGACCAACGCAAAAAATATGAATTGTGGGATGCTGAGAAGGAAGAACGGAAAGAAATTGTAAGCAAACTAAAAGAAAAATACAAAACTTTAGACTTTGTTATTGGCGGTGCAGTGAGTATTGATATTTTTAACAAAGGCAATGATAAATCTCAAATAATTAATAGGTACTTTAAAGAAGCCCTTGAACACAATCAGATTCACTTTGTGGGCGACAGGATCCCTTTCCCCGGTAATGATTACCCTTTAGCGGAAAAGCTCAAGGAACACCCAAATGGAGCAGTTTACGAGGTTGAAAGCTGGAAAGATACAGCAGAATTATTAAAGACCTCACCATTTGTGTAGATACCCACAAAAACAACTATTTATAGTGACGGAGTTTAAGCATGGACATTTCTACAGGCAATTGGTTTAAGTATTTACAGGAAGAAGTTTTAACAGAGGGGCTGCGAGACATCGGGTTGCCCGAGATCATTATTGATTTTATTGAGGAAGGCATGCCGAATGCTTCCGAGAAGTCAAAGACGTACGCAGGCAATAACTGGAAAGAACACAAACTGGGCAACCCCGGCTACATTGACAGCACTCAACAGAACTGGCTGAGCTTCATGGAGCGGATGTTCCCAGATCAGATACAGCTTCCACGCGCCACGCATAACCCAGTGCAAGCACGCACGATAGAGCCATTACGCAGCATTTCCGGTATAGAGCTTAAGCGCGCAGCATACGACGACGAAACCATCGAGCAAAACAAGAAGATCGCATTCGTCGCAGACAATATAAAGCAAGCGTGGGCGAAGCCCGCCGGCACTTGGCGTAAGACATTTATGAAAGCACTGAAGGCACTGAGCAAAGCCGGTGTGCCTTCCGAGAAGGTTGAGGTTGTAAAAGAATATATCAATGAGCAGATGCTCGGTGAGTGGAGAACATACTGGGGCAGATATAACGAGTTATTCTCTTGGCTCAACGACGAACCAACGAACTACGAGATGATCAAAGGCGATGATATTGACAACGCATACAATACAGCCATGCAAGACTTGGAGAACCGAGAAGATCCAGATAACATCCTATACGTGTTTGACGGATCCGAT